TAGCTAACTATAATCTCGCCCCCTCTCTGGGGGAGATGTTAAACCACAAATTTCAAAATATACTAACCTAATTCCCAAATGGAACTAAGTAAGTTAAGTTTCATTTGTTGTCAAGACTTTCTCTCATTTTCACCGACTTTCCTTTATGAAAGGGGAGGGATCAAGAGTGGTTTCTTTGACTGGCTACATGATAAATCATGACTTGGAAGGCTAGTTCTTCCAAGATTTACATCAGTAAGGATGCGCTTATCCTGCATTAGGAGCTGGGTATGTGTAAAGTACGGGGGCATTCAAAAAGAAATGCAGATTAAAATCCGTCCCAATACTAACGTATCGTTCAACTCCGGCTCCGATGGAAGACCCTTCAGTAGGAATATGAGATATTTGAATTCTCATAGTATCCGTCTGGGAATCATCAAAAGCCTGTCCGACTAAGGATGTTCTGGCATTAGAAACGTAAAATTTCTTTCTAGTGTACATAGGTGTTTCTACGCCCATACCTTCTTGTTGTGCGGTACGGAACAATGCCAAACCAGATTGTCCATGATCAGATAGATCACGAAGTCTGGTATAATTTTTGTGTGATGAGATATTTGCAAAAGTAGTTCCAATCACCGCTAACGACGTTCCCTCCATTTCTGAAGAGGCTGCCGAAATTGGTGAATTAGATCTATGAATTTTTACATTGTATCCCACTTTCTTAGGACCAAAGGCATTATAATGCCACCTTATTGCCCCTCTGTGTGCCATAAACATTTCTGCTATGAACGCCAGAGGTGTCATAAAGCAGTAATTATATTTGACATATGCTCCTGCCGCGATGTTCAAAGACAACGTATATGCATTAGTGTCATAACCAGGAGAACCTGGAAATCTACTTTGCAAAATATTGGTAAGAACTAAATTGTCAGTTGCAGTCAATGTAGTAAAAGGATAGAGTGTATCATAATGAGATGTTCTTCGCAGAACAGTTCGTAGTGACACCACAGGCTCGCCATAATTGATTAAAAAACGATCGAGAATAGGAGGGCTCGTTGTAGATTCCCCAACGATCTCAGATTGTAAATCGAAAAAGCCGAAGCTGTTACCAACACCTTTAATATCATTGAATTCTAAATTTTCCGCACCTCGAACGAAGCAGAGTATATTTACATCTGCAGTATCATCTGGTGCTGATAATAAAGTTGCAACATTAACGGTAATGACTCCGTTGTGTATACCGGGAGAAGGGACAGAATTCTCAACAAATGAATGATTCCGTTCTTGAACCACGGCACACCATGTTTGAGCTTGCATATATGGCACTCTAAATTCAATATCTTGATCAAGACTAATATCTGCTACTTTTGTTAAGCAAACATGTGATAGATCATCAGTTGTATTTACAGTGTTCACAGGATCCCATGTTAAACGAATTCGTCCTCTATGATACTTCGAACAAATAATTCTAAATCGGAAAATTAAATCTCCTCTCCAAGAATCGAACATGTGAGAAATATAGGATGAAACTGTATTAAAGTGTACCGTCTGAGTATTCAATAATAGATTATCTTCTGTTCTTTTCTGAACGGGGGATGCTCTGACATTAAATAGGCGAGTTCCCTCACCATTTGCCATAGTCCATGGAATAGTACATAAGTAAGATTCTTTTTGAACTAAAAAGGAAATAGCAAGTTCATCATCAGATGGTAAACCAATAATACGGGGATCAACTGAAAGTTCATTTTTAGGATCCAAGCATAATTTGGTAATAGGGGTACTTATATTAGCTGAAGCGAGACCAGCAAAAGGAGTATCATACACAGGCATAATATTATCAATTACTGGTGGATTACTCCAACCAAATAGGCGTGCTACAGACGATACTGTAGAGGCTACAACAGATGTCGCACGAGCAAAAGGACCGATGACAGGAACTTCATCAAAGTAATTCGCCCAAAGTGCTACTGAAGAAGCAGTAGATTCTACCACACCTTCCTGATATTCATCTTTTCCAGCTTTAACTTTCTTACCTTGAAGGGCAAGTTTATAAGTAGGTCCAGATAAAACAGGATCTTCCATCCATGCATATACTTTCACAGTTACCGCAGAAATTGCTGCTCCATTTGCAGCCCGAAGGGCAGTATACTCCGTAAAACGGAGACGACCCATTAAGGCTACTTCAGCTGCAACAGTGATGTTGACCATATTATTAGGCCAAAAGAATGGTAAATCCATTTCACCACCCACATCATCCTGTGGTAGTAAGAATATATGAGGACGTTGGGACAATGGTATCAAAGCCCCAGCATAATCCATATCAATTGTGCTCGCTTGAGCATGTAAAGGTGTATAACTCATCATCATCGCTCCATAATAGAACGGTGTTGAATTCATTACAACTTTCACTTTCAGATTACCACGTAACCAAGCAAAATTATTTAATTTATACTTAATTTGTGCGGTATTCAGAAATAATGACCAAGGATCGATCTCATTTGATACGTAAGCACCATCTTCCCAACTAAAAGAATGAATAAGAGTAGGACGTTGTAAGAAATCACCAAGCGCAATGCTGGTGGCGACATCTGCATCGAAAATAGTAGAGACTACTTCCTGATACGTAACAGTATCTCCAACTCCTGTATCTGTAAATGTAGCTGTTTGCGACGTAGTCACTACAGTATCATTAACTTCTTCTGATTGTAAAGAATATATGAAGTTACCCACTTCAAACGGGATCACATTCTCGTATGTGACACGACGGTTCTGATTTTTACCGTGGGTTAGAATTCCCGTGTTTGTGTTCTTTTGAATAAATTGTATTACAAGCATATAGGATTATTAGACCGTCAATGCAGGTTGAATGATGTTAAGGGAAAGGCTACCCCACCAAACAAACTTACAGCCTTGTAACCCACCTCTAATTAAAGAGATGTGGTTCGTGATAAAACGAGAGCTCCCATATTAATGGAAACTGTCGATACATCACTATCTTTGTTACATGACTTGCACATGTGTATAGTGCCATTCCATGTAACCGTGTCGAGGATAGGACTCGCGCACACCTCACATGTATCATTCCAACCACAATGTGGACAGTCTGATTCAATCTCATCAAATTTGAAACCACTACAAACACGACATGTTCTAAATTCCAGATCAGAAAAAGTTTCACACTGGAGATCTAAATCATATTCATGTCCAAAGTTTTGGAAATCTTCCTCAATCCTATGAAAACGTCTATAAAAACGTTCCCAAGTATAAGGTTCAATCCAGAACTTGTAATCCTTCAAATCCTCTCTTGAACATATGGCCAATAAGCGCTTACGCCACAACTCAAAGGTTTCTTTCCCATGATAGAAAAATTCACCTAAGGCTGATTGCATAACCGCAATAACCAATTCCTCATTTGATAGAGATCCAACTGTACCAATCGTTAAAGATTTAATAATTGAATCCATTTCAAGAGGTGCAACCACCGCTTTAATATCAGGATCATAAACAAATCGTCGTTTAAGAAAGTCGACTTCGTTCATATGTATGAATTTTGAAGACTTAGCTTCTTTCTGAGCCATTGTGTAAGTGATATTAAACTTCTTTAATACATTTTGTATACTTGTGTGATTAAACCAATTAACTCGATCGCTCACTCCTATAACATTATCGTCACCATAAGTTGTAAGTTCAATATTACTATCCCACAACATTAATGATTTCTCATGACTAAATTTTTGATCTTCACCTAAAATGCAAAATACATATCGCATGTATAGGCAATTAACTATACCATTAATGATAACAGTTAATGCTTGACCAGAAGGATTCTTTCCAAATAAAGTTACACAAGAACCATTTATATCAACAAGAGGAAATACTATATCATATGAAAGAGCTGTGATCATTCTGCAATGTTGCTCTGTGGCACCACATGCCTTATGGAAATCAACAATAGCTTCAAATGCTGCAAGCAACACATTAGCCTTCATTGATATATCATAATCTTTAAAATCACCAGCAATCATTTTATGTTCACCATGAGTGATTAACCGATGATATAATCGTTCCCAATCAGATCCATGCGCATTAATGCCGGGAGACGCTTCAAATAGTTCATTATTTGACTGAACTACACGAGTGAAACCAAGTAACAAACGGCGCATGACAATAGTGAAATCAACAGGTGAACTTTGAAAGACTCGAATTTTATTGATGTCAATCTTCTTTTGAGACAAAGGTTCATCCTTTAAAGTTCCTACAAACATTGGATGAGATTGACATCCTTCGGAGTACAATTCCATCCTACGTTCTACTCTTTCCATTATTTCATCATTGAAAGCTATGGGTAAAGCAACACCAGATTCCTCTGGAAGTGTGCTAAAGAAAAATTTTTTTGACTTTCTCCATGGTGCACCTGCACTAGTATTACGATTTATTTTATCAACATAACGTAAACCAGGCACTCCATTAATAGCCGTAAAATTATCATAGATTTGGAGATTATGATGATACTTGGTATTTGCACCCAACCATCTCTTAACCATAGCATTTCGTGATAATGTCAAGATATCATTACGCATAGAACAATTACCATCAGCGGCTTCTGTCATCATACGATACCATGGTTTCCATCCACGCATATCAGGTTTGAAAAATTTTCGAGGATAACCAAGATCATATATTTCTTCACTAATAATGGTGGGTACAACTGACGATTCACTAGTAGCTCTAAAACCCTGTAGTGAACCATGTATTAACATATTTCCTTCTTTCATGAAATTTACGGGTGACTTATGATGAACAGAACCCAATACACACGAACTGGTAGTCGGCGTGTCCAACATTGGTGAAGTCGGTTCAATGATATTCAAATTTAATGTTTTTAGCCATTCACAAGTGATAGGTAAAATACCTATATCACAATTGTGGCCTCCCATTTCATGAATACCCAAACACACAACACCTTTTGTAGTCATAGCAAAAGCTAAAGCACCACAATAACCGCTTATAGTATCTTGTTTTACTTTACCTTGGAGTATATCCAGATAGACATTAAGTTTCCTTACCAAGACTTTTACTTTTCTAGTCACTGACACAGAGCACAGATCTGGATCACCATGATTATCACGTGAAACATATTCAGCGGGACCACGGTAAGACAGTTGCTCACTAGCAAATAAATCTATAATATTTGCTTTGTTGGGTAGACCTTTACATCTTATTATACACATATCTCTTTCAGGGTATCGAGTGATGTCAGCTGGTGTCAAAACACAATTGACATTTGATGTAATAAAATTAGTTGGTCCTGTAACAATGTGACAGTCTAGTGTTGATACAAATTCAGGAACAGTGTGGTTATTAAGAAGATAAAATTGTCCTCCTAAACCTACTGCTCTTGAACGAAAACCATTGCCATTAACCGTCATAGTAAAATAAGCACAATTTCTTTGTAGTAATTTAATGATTTGTTCACGAGGCAAACCCTTCCAAGATGACGAGCGTCGAGAAAATTCAAATGAGGTTATTGTCAAATCAGGTTTAACCCAATCTGACTCCACTTCATTTTCAGTTACAGGACGCACACTGGGAATGTTACCTTGTAAGTCAAGCTCACTAGGTGTACAATATCGAACACAACCCATGACTACCAAAATAGAAACTATTGCACCTAATATATAACCCACAAGTGGAGGTATCTTAAAAGTAGCAAATACTTTCTCACCTAAGGCATTCATTTTAATTTTAGCCTCTTCTAGAGACCAAGTTATTTTGTCACAAATACCATGATAATCATATATATGCATGCGGAAAGCAACATCAATAACATCGATAAAAGACCATACATGGTTATATGCTGAAATAGAGAATACTCTAAGCATATTCGAGCACCAATTTGCAAACAAATATGTACATATTACTTTACCATATTCTAATCCTACAAGACAACAAATAAATGTACCAAGGAAAGTTGACATAGCAGCCAAAAAGGCAGTCCAACCTGTTTCAATCTCACTTTGTAAATGCCATCGAACCAAAGGATGGACATCTTGATAATAAATATCATCATCATCAAGACCAAAAGGTCCTAAGTGCTCATCATTAATTTCAGTATAATCAGGACTGAATGAGTCATCACCATAAAGTGTCTCACTTTGTAAAGGTAATTGTGTATCATCAACAGAATCTTCCAAATCGGGTTTGTAACCAGATGAGGAGGCGAATGCAGTTGTAAGTTTATCTTCAAGTACATCAATAGGTTTATTAACACATTTACAATGATTTGCAGTTTTAAAACATTCAGAGCACAATGTATTTGTAACCATAGCACGATCACCTAACAAAACTTTATCTTGGATCAAGTTGTAATCAACCACTTCCTTTCCAAACCAGACCAAAAAATCACTCATGTGATTAAAGGTGTGCTGCAAGGTCGGCTTACCTTGACGATGGTACTTAGTAGAAATATTTGAATCGTCACCTGATTTCGGTACTAATTTAATTGCATAAACACTTATGATCCAATAATCAGCAAATTCTCCAGGCGATACTGGGGGTAATTTAGAAGGATCTATCATCACTTGATTCGTGATATATTCAGGTTTAGGAGCAATTTCAATAATGTGATCCATCCTACGCATCAGAGCTAATGGACAAGAGAAGTAATGATCAGCATGTAAGCTAGGACTATTAGTTGTACACAACAATAATTCAGCCAAACAAGGAACTTTACCTTTCCCTTCAAAAGCCATATTCATAGAATAGGGGGTATTATTCTTTATATTGATAATTTCTGCTATAGAAGCGTCAACACCATTCGTCACACCCGGCTTATCCGCCACGACATCGTCCATAACAATAGTATGCATAGACGATTCATAACCTTCCCAATATTCAGTTTTACTATTTTTGCTAAACTTAGATCGTTCAGTACGATCTTTCTTACGAATTGATGAGTAAGCAACATGTAGTATATTGGTGAAGGATGTCTTAGCAACACTTGAATGTCCACAAATGGTTAGAGCAAAAGGGGCTCGACGCATTTGATGGGCAGCGCGTTTGGTAATGTCATTATACTTCATACTTTGTAATCGGTATGTCGTAGTAGTTATTAAATTTTTTGTCATCCTATCAAATTCTGCTGAAAACTTTGACATTTCCAGACCTTGTTCAATAAGTCGATCACAGTCCTGTAATATAGCATGGACATCCAAACCAAGCGGACCAGGGTTCGCTAGGTACGGAGCTTTTGCTAAAATATCACAGGCTTCAACATACCACTTCTCATACGTGCCACCTGAGTGAAACATATGATGGAAGTTACCAGTTTTACAACACTGATAGCCTCTTTCAACAACAAAAAGGAGTAAATCTAGAATACCATAAGTCATATCGCATATAGCTAATGATGGATTTTCAAAATTCACGCCTTCTAGTTTGACAATAAGATTGTCATTTTCTGAAGAATTATTCCATAATACTAAAGAGGTAACATAGGTTACAACTAACCGTGTTTTCCTCCAAAGGTCGGACTTCTTCAATCGTGGCCAATAATCTAATGTTTCGCGTAATGAGGCGAAAGTTTCGGACTGAAGACCGAATTTCCCAAACGTCATAGACCAAACTTTAGTTACAAAGTTGGTTAAACGTTTGAGATTGTTAGCATTAAGAATAGCTTCTTTAGTGCGTAACTTATAAAAAGTTATCGCAGCAACTATATAGTCCTCAATACTAACAGCACGTAGCAGATTACGCGCAAGGATAGCCAAATCTTCTAAAAGGTCTGTTAATAGACTTTGAGTGTGAGATTTGAACTTCTGCTTAATATAATTGATGGGACCCTGTAGGTCTAAATCATGCATATTATCTGACTTCTTGGTATTACGCAGTCCTTGTAACCGAGCTTTAACAAACTTAGTTTTTCTATTAATTGTAAATGAATGTAAAATAGTAAAATATCTCTCTTCCAAAACACCACGATAAGTGTTTGGAGAAGAATGAATTGAATGAACAAAATTATAAGCTAAAGTGTTAATCGGTATCATTGTTAGTTGTATCTGGGTCGTTTTTTTGGGGTTCTATGGTAACCACCCTTGGACGTTTCCGCATCCATGCGTCTTTCTCTGGCTTTTTACCTGAGGAGTAATAAATCCTAGTAAGTTATACTTTGAACACATATCGTTCAGCAGACTGTCTGAGTGTTAATCGGAGGGAGCTGCAACACATATCTAAAAGAGGGGTGTCAAC